AATCTTGGAATCCGATCCAACATCAATAATATCCTGTGCTAAAGAATATTTTGTAGAAAGACTGGATAAAGGACTAGTATATACACGAACTGATAAAGTGCTAATGTCAACATTTACATTATCAATAATATATCTTTGTGGTGGGTTTGGTATCTGAGAATTTACGAAAAACTCTGAACTTACTAAAGTTCCTTCATAAACTTCAATATTTTCAAAAAATGCAACTCCATTTACCACAGGAACTGAAATATCTTCTGTAGTAACAAATGTATAACTTTCTCCACTAAACTCAGATTCCGTAGTACAAACTATACCCCTATTTAAGGTTATAACTCTTGGAATTGATGCGTAATTTGAAACATCAACAAAAAAGGATATATTTGCTCTTGCTGCAGTTCTTGATCTTGGAACATATCCAATATTCCTTGCAAGGGAAACAATATTTTCTCTTAGTGTTGCACTATCAATAAAAACCTCACCGCTAATCATATTAGCGTTATACGAGGAAATATACGTATTATATGCAAGAATATCTATCAAGACCGACAAATTCGATCCTTCAAAATCATAATCCGTGAAATCTGAGCTTGATCCTAGGTAATCCTTAATAGATTGCCTTAATTGATCAAAATCTAAGTCTGTAAAATTTACTATTGCCATTTATCGGGTTGGCTGTAATACAAAAACTAACTTTTGTGGTGGAACATCTATACCTATAATATTATATTTTATAGTAACGTTAAATTCATTATTATCATAAATTGGATTTACAATAACATCAATTAATGAAACTCTTGGTTCATAATTTCTAATTGTATTTTCAATTTGGGATTTAATACCATCTGCAGAAATTGAATCAATATTTTCAAATAAAGATCTACCAATATCAGATCCAACATCTGGATTAAAAAACCTTTCACCTGGCAAAGTTAAAACCAGATTACGAACCGATCTTGCAATCGCGGTTTCATTTTTAATCGCTAAAATATCATAAGTCAATGGATTGACCTGAAGAGATAAACTAATATCCTTAAATGATTTACTAATTCTCTCTACAGGCATTTATGAAAAGATATAGTCTCAAGTTATTTATTAAGGATTTTGACCATAAAATGGTTCAGTTCCATAAGACCAATCATCATAATCATTGTCATTGCGAATTTTCTCATGAATTTCATTCTGAAGAGAAAAATCATGCTTTTTTGGAGTAATATCATCGTTATTAATCTCCCTGAGCATCTGTTTTTTCGAGTCTCCAGGAGTTTTGCTCCAATAATCAGTAATTAGACTCGTTGTTCCCCAAACTTCTTTCATATAATTTACGTCCCTATCTGGATTTGGTTGAATTGCCATCTGTTTGTTCCTTTTTTGAGGGTAAAACAGAACTTTTTAAGGGGTTTCTATCCCTTTTGAGGTATTTTATGGTCCTTACCCAAAATTTCCTCAAGCATTTCCTTGTCCCAATGTTCGTAATATTCAGTTTTTGATAGATTTTCTCTCGATTTTTCTAATTTTTCTCTAGATTGGCATAAAATTAAATTATATTTGCCATTATTTGTTTGAATACCTTGTATAAAGGTTTTATAACGACCACAATCCTCTAAAAATATGTAGTCTTTGTAGATGTTATTGTAGATTTCACACCACAATTGGATTGCAGAGGCATCTAGATAGTCCTCAACAACAAAAATGACGACATCATACCCCTTTAAAGGCATAATATCGTCAATATTTGATAGTACAATCTTATAAGAAGCAGTTGAAGAGAAGGGGCAAATCGCAAAATTACCCAATTCGGGTCTTAATTTTGATATTTTGAGGATCCAATTCTGGATATGTTCTTCAATTTCCTTCATTTTGGATTTTCCCTTCTACTTTTGCCTCATATGAGAGACTTTGGATGACCGGATATAAGGATTAACCCTGCCCTTGCCCTCTACTACGCTTACGTGCTTTATTACGAGACGTTGCGGCATACTTGGTGTGTTTACCAGAACCCTGCCGTGTTTTCTTGGGTTTTGATTCAATAAGATCTCCACCGCTAAAAGAAGGTCGCCTAGCCATTTACAATTTCCTCCAATTTAAGTTCATTCGGATCAATTTCACTACCCTCATAAAATTCATATGAGAGTTCTGAAAGGACTTCCGCACATTCTTCATACGAAAGCCCTGTGTACATTATTTCTCCCTTGTAGAGAATATTAAACATTATCAGATAACACGAGTCTTTTCGTGCCCAACGCGAATGCGAGGATCACACCAAATCTCATATCCCTGATCTTTTGCATCGAGACAGAAGGAAACATCCTCTCCACACATATCTTGTACTGCACCAGATTCAAAAACTTGCATCTTCGGAGCAAACCAAGGATATTCAAGATTCTCAAAGACTCCCTTCTGAATCAATACCCAACCAAATCCTGTGTAATCAACAGTAAATGGTTTCTTACGCTTACCCATACTATCAACGGTTTCATGATTCATCACACCACCATTGTTACGGAAATCATCTTCCTCCAACCAATGAGCAACAGAAGTCGTGCGCCCATCCTCTGTAGCATACCATCCAGCAACAATACCACGCTTCTTCGATTCATCAACAACTCCCTCTTCATCAATTGCTTCAGCAGGGAATGCCAAATCACAAAGTTGCCAAAACTTCTCAGTGTTGAAAACAATATCACTATCAATCCATAGTTGATAATCATATTGCAACTTACCATCCCAGGGAATCTGTTTCGGACCCCTCAGAACATTTGCACCAAGACACTTACAACGTGCGAAGTTTACCATTGATGAATAATCTTGAGAAATTTGAATTCCACATCCATTTTGTACAAGATCAAAACAGAGTTGAACAAATGCCTTCAAGAATGTAAAAGAACATCCACGTCCTGGTAGACAGAACACAATGCTCTTACCTCGCATTCTTGCCTTGATTGCATCAATATCCCAATCCCCAGATTCCTGTGCTGTGGGAGGTTTTGCTTTAACTGTAAATCCTTTTGCCATGAGTAATAAAATCCTTCAGATCAATTTTATCGTGTTATTTATCTTTTGTAAACCCCTTCAAAACGAAGACTCAGATACTGATTTTTTATTTACGATTAATTCTTCGTAATTTAAATCCTCTTTCTGATACTCGCTTGAAGTCAAATCTACAAGTGTAAGTAGAGTGTTCCAAGTCTTGTAAAACTCCTCTTCCTTGAGTGAGTGATACAAACATTTCTCCTTTGCGTATATGTGATATACCTTTTCTAACATATTGAATTCTTATTGTTTCAATGCATTATATATCATCACTACAACTGCCCCAAATAAGACCATCAGCGGAAATCGGAATACATCAAAAAATCTTTCAGGATATCTTATGATCCACCCCGCAAAAATAACTTTCCAAAAACTCCAATACGGTTTACGTTTACTCATCTCTACATACCAAAAAATTTTTCCGGGATTTTTTTTATTTTATTTGATACCCTTCGAGGTCTTTTGAAAAAAGTCTTAGAGTGATATAGATCTCTTAGGGGCATACTTTTATAGCTTAGGGGTACCTTAAGAAAATAATATACGAGGGCCGCCTTATACTTAAGGGGCAAACTTTTTTCTAACTGCCTATCACGAATGCTCCGAACGAATAAGGAATATCCCCATTCGTTCGTGCATCGCTAAGTGTCAACGAAGGGCAGACTTAAGTGCAATCTCTTCAGGGCGGAGTTGCCCTGCTTTGAGTCTACCATTGCCACCCGTAGAGTTATTCCAACGGGTGCCAGCACCGCCTACACGACTCATCACCAATTCACTGCGGCGGGGTTTACGTTGCGGCAAACGAGTAACCTTCACCTTCCCTTGAATCTCAGCGATGAGAAGGTCAGTGGAGGATGCAGCAGCAAGTGTCGAAATGTCGGTCATCAGTGAGTGTCGTTTAGGAATGAATGAGAGTATAAAGGAACCCGATCAATCTAGGCATCCCTTATCGTCTAGAATGCCCCAACAAATGTCCACTCCGTTGACAGCAGGATAGATTCCAAAGTAACAGCGCCCCACAGAAATGGCGAAGAATTCGTCACCTGTGCGTGCGGTGCGATCTAGCGCAACGTAGAAAATGTTGCTGAGAGAGATAGGAGTTGAAATCATCTTAAGTGTCAACGAATGGGAGATGTATGGGAAAGAGTTAACCTTGCTTCCCAACGTAGTCTGTATGCAACCCTGCAAGTTCAGCAGTAGGGTAACCATCGATTTTCCAACCACGGGTATGGGAATTCGCTTGAGATTTGCCCTTTGAAACATTAGTCCCCACCCAGATAGTTTGGCGGGTTTTGATGTCAGTTGCTTGCGACCAGAGTGCCATAGGAATTCAGGTAAAAGTTACAGAGAAATCAGAATGCAATCTGCTCAAGAGTAGGAGACGAAATTGCCGCATAATGTGCAGCGCAATCGTTAATGTTCTCTTCTACGATTGCATCAACCAAAGTGTCAAGGATTTCAAGGATTTGAGTTCCGTTAGCACCTTGGCGAAG